CGAACGCGATCCCGCTTTCCTGGCTCATTTTCTGAGGTCGAACTAACATGCTCCAGAAAATCGAACGGCTGCAAAAGCTTCATCGGATTCTCAGCGCGCTCGCTTAGGGCCTCCTTTAGGCGGAGGGAATATCCGTGCAACTCTTGATCGATCGTGTGATCGCCGCTCATCACATTCGCCATGCTCTGCAGCAGAGAGTTCATGACGTACATGCCGACGACGTCCAAAACGACTACAGAAATCGATTTCCTAAGTGCAGTCCCGGCTGCCGCCCTGCTCGCCATAGCCTTGGATTCGCTCGCAGCGGCGTTTGCTGCTTCAATGCCAGCCTCAATCGATCCGGCCTTAAAACCGGCATCGCGCTCGATCTGTGCCAGCACATCCTTTGGCAGGCCCGTCAGCGTATCCTTCAAGACGCCCATGTTGCCAAACGTAAATGAGCGAGAAAAGGTTAGGGCGTTTGCCCACTTTGTTGCCGCCTCGCTCATCGCCTCTTTCGGCAAAGCGCCAGCATATCGATTGGCCCAATGAGCCGCCAACTTTGTTGCGACGTCGCGATCCGTCCCTTTAGCCAGAAGGCTGTCGCGGAAATTGACATAGAGTCCAGCTTGAAGGTCAGCGACGCGATCCCAAAGCAGGGTGTTGTGCCAGAAATCGCCGGCCTTATCGATCGCGCGCTTGACGGCAACGCCGGCACCTTCATCGAACAGGCCCGGTACCAAAGCCAACGCTTTGGCCGTCAGGGAGCGGCCCGGCGTCAGGTCTGGTGCCTCCATAATGGAGTCGATGTCCTGATTAAAGAACCGCTTGCCGATCGGCACCAACCCGGCAGAGATTGCCTCGTGCATTGTCCCGATGTCGTGCTTTGCCCGGTTGCCCTCAAAGTAGACCTTGAACGTGGCAACCTTGCCCGGCATGGCGAAGACTGCACGTCCCCACTCCACGCCATTATGGATCATGGGCGAGTACATGATCAGGCCCATGGTTTTGCCCTTGAGCGCCATCATCGCCTGATAGGCTTCGCCGGATTTGCCCCACAGCGCGGCCCGGATCGGACCCTCGAAATCGCCGCGGACATAAATCGGGACGGATTCGAACACCGGATTACCGGCCTCGTCCTTGACTACGCCGCCGTCTTCCAGCTTCGGCCGCCATTTCTGGAAGGCCGGATGGTCAACCGTGAACCAGCCGTCGCCGGGCTTGAAGCCAACCGCGACCGTCTCGTCACCCGTGCGCTTGCCGACCTCCTCGATGTTGTTGATGAGCGACCGGCCGGCGGTCGCATCCTCGAGCATCTTGGTCGCGAGGTTCACCGCCCGGATGTCCCAGGCGATCGTCGCCTGATCGCCGTATTTGGCCTTGAGCGCGCGCTCGGTCTCCTCGGCCTCCATGTACTGCCGCTGCCGGGTGTACGGGCTGTTCTTGCGGATGCCGTACATCTGGGTCAGCGACGGCGGCTTGCCGATCTCGGTGTCACCCTTGGCGCCGATCGCCATGCGCGGGAAGTGCATCGGAATACCGTCGCCCTCCACCACCCCGGCGTCGCGTACGCGGAGCCACGCCAGTTGCTGGGCGCGGTCGAGCTCCAGCACCGCGGCCCGCTCCTCTGGCTCCAGTGTGGCGAGACCCTGGTGCGCGCGAGCGCTCTCCGGCTCGCCCAGCCGCAGCGACAGGCTCTCCTCCTCCATCGCGCGCGCCATGCGCTCCCGCTGGGCCGGGTCGAACCGCTTCGCCAGATCGGTATCAATCCGGGACGAATCCCAGGCATTGCGCCGCATCGCGTTCATGTAGTCCTTGACGGTCGCCATGCTCTCGACGGAGCCGCGCGCCATCGGGGCCAGCTTCATCTGCACGTCCCGGCCGACGTCGAACAGCTTGTCCAGGGCGGCTGTCGCGGCCGCCGTGAGGCTTCCGGGCGGCCGGGCTGGCTGCACGTCCAGCGGAACGTCACCGGGCTCAGTGACCGCCGCAGACAAGCTGCCGGGCTTGCCGCCGGTCTCCTCGAGCACAGCCTCGGTCTCAGGGTCGGGCTTGATCTCCTCCCGCGGCGCCGTGATCTCGTGCTTCACGAAGGCGTCGGCCTCCGCATCGTGCACGGCCTCGGCCGGGTGGATGCCGTCCTCGGACCACATCCGGCGCAGGTTGACCTCGGCGTGCGGGCTGTCCATCACCTTGCCGGCCGTGGTGAAGTCCTCCGGCGTCGGCAGGCCGCCGACAGGCCGGTCCATGATCTGCTTCGGTGCCTCGGAATTCACCGCATCGCGGGACAGGCTTTCCACAGTCGGCCGCGAGAACCGGCCCATGCCGGACTCGATCATGGCCCAATTGCCGAGATTGATGACCTCGCGACGGGCGCGAGCCGCCTCACCGGACGAGCCGCCAAACTCGGTGACCAGCTGCTCCAGCGCTCCGCCGGCACCGTGGAGCGCCCCGGAGAACCCGCGGTTGATGGTCTCCCAGAGCTTGGCCGCCGGGATCATGACGGCCTCGTTCGCCATCTGGAGGGGCCCACCTCGGCCCGTCGACGGGTCGTGGAAAACCCCCTTCTCGATCAAATGGGCCAAAACGTCGTCCTCAAAGCCCGTCGGCGTGCCCGTGCCAGCGCCTTCTGCCGCGCCTTTGCCGGCCGCCACTATCACGCGGTCCAGCGCCTGGCCGGTGCTCACGCGGGCCATGAACGCCTCTGGCAAAGCCTCGCCGACCACGGGCGCAGGCCGCTCGGCAGCCTTCACCGGGGCCCAATCGTCTTCCGGGCCGGTCGAGACCTTCTCCCAATCGTCGGCCATCAGCGCGCTTCCTTGCCGGCGGTGTCGTAGAGCTTGCCGGAGACGTTATCCCGCCACATCTTCCGGCTCGCGCTATAGGACAGGTCCGCAATACCGCGGAGCTCGAACGGCACCTCCGGGCGCGTCGCAGTCGCCGCAGCCGTCCCCTCGGCGCGGGTCTGCAGGTCGACCTGCATCGACTGCTGCCACTTCGACAGCCGCTCAGTGCGGCCCAGGAAGTATTCCGAGGCCGGGTCATAGGCGAGATGCGGGTCGAGCCCTTTGGCCTTCAAGAAGCCTTCCATGCGGCGTGCGTCGGCCTCGGCGTTGTAGAGCTTGGGGTCGCCGATCGACGGATTGTAGGATGCCCCCGCGATCGCGCCGGCGTATTGCTTGAAGAACAGGTTCCGGTCCCGCTCGAGCGCGGCGCCCTCCGGCGTCTTGCGCGCGACGACCTCCTGCCGAAACTGCTCGAAATCGTGCTCGGTCAGGCTCCCGGCCTTGCCGGGGTCCATCAGCCGCGCATCCCAAGCCTTCTGCATCACCTTGTCGGGGTCAGCATCGGGCGCGCGCAGGTCGCGCAGCAGGCCGACGAAAGTCTGCTGGGACAGGCGGCTATCCGTCTCCGGCTTCAGGGTCCGGTCGACATAGTTCAGCAGGTTGTTCTTGTCGGTCTTGGTCAGGTTCGGGTCGTTCAAGATCTTGACCGCCGTCGGATCGCCGGCAATGCGGGGATCGCGCGAGCGGACATCGATCAGGTATTGGTTCGATGCTTCCGTCGACTTGTCCTGCGCGACTTCCTTGGCCCGGCGACGGTCAGTTTCGTAATCGTAATTCCGAGCGCGGATCTGCTGCCGGGCGTTGCCGGCGAGCGTCGTGGCTTCCGCGCCGTTGATGTACTGCGGATATTTGGCCGTCCATTCGGCGGCGGTGTTCTCCGGGTCGTTCGACTTCTGGATTGCGCCGATCGCGCCGGCCTTGACGATCTGTTCCTTGGTCCGCTCCAACACGTCGGTCTTGACCTGCGCGCCAGCAGTGCCGCGGATCGGCGAGGAATCGACCATGCCATTGATCGAATGCTCGACGAGGTCGAGCTGGGCCGGCACGGAGGACGGATCGTTCAGCGCCGTGTTCGAGGCCACATTGGCGACCGTCCGCACGCTGTTGCGGATGCCAATTCCAGCCGCCGTCGACATGTCCGCCGCGGTGCTGACGAACATGTGGTTGCGCGTGTTGTCGACAAAGCGCTCGGCCCAGGCCTGCGAGTTTTCGGTGGTGAAGCCGTCGCGGAATTTCTCCAGCTTGGGCTCGAGTTCGGTCTCGCGCCATTGCTTCAGCGCGACTTCGACTTTCTGGCCATAGGCCGGATCGTTCGGATCAATCGCCTTGATCGCCTGGTCCTTGGACGTGGTCAGGCTGTCGAACAGCTCCGCGCCGTGCGCCGCGCCGGCACTGATCTGCTGGTGGTCCTCGTATTTGACCGCGATGTCACCGACGTCCCGGATGGTCGAGCCGATGCGGGCGCCCAGATCCTGCTTGGCGTCTGCGATCTCGCGGTAGGATGAACCGACACGGCGCGCGGCGGCGGCGGTCGCATCTGCTCCGCGGTCGCTCGGCGTGAGGCCGAGACCCTGGGGAGCTTCAAACTCGCGGATATTTGGCATGGCCCCTTCCTATGCGAACAGCGCGGCGATGTTCACCGCCGCAGCCACGCCTTTGATGCCGCCGGTGATCAACGAGCCGGTCGCCGCCTCGTCTTCGGCATTGGCGGCAAGGCGCGCGGCATTCGCCATGGTCGTGTAGGACTGCGCCTGCTCCTTGTACCCGGCCTCGGTGATGAGGCCCTGCTGGCCGGCCACCGCCTTGGTCAGCGCGCCTTGCGAGGCGCTGTCCCGCATCACATCAAGCGCACTGCCGGACGCGGCAAACCCGGCGCCAGCGACGTCTGCCTGCTGCCCGCCGATGGTCTGATAAATCTGCCGGTCCAGTTGCGCCTGCTTGATTGTGGTCGATGTCTCGGTGAACTTCTCGTTTTGCAGCGCAAGGCTTGAGGCGAGGTCGTAATTGCTCGCCTCAAGACGGTCGCCTTCGGCCTTCGCCTTGTGCCCCTCCGATGCGAACAGGTCGCCGACCGCTCCGCTCAGATCGGAGAATGCCGTGTTGCCAAAGGAGAACGCATCCTTGATCGAGGGCATTACATGTCCTCCGTGCGGAGGTTGACGCCGGCCGCAGTTATCGTCGCCGGGTACGGCCGCGAGACCCGCCAGCATAGCGAGTCGTCATAGGTAAAATCGTCGTGGTTCTGGTCGTAGAAGATGCCAGAGAACAGCGACAGCGTCGGCAGGACCGACGCATTGTCGGTGCCGGCCTTGAGCTCGCACGGATAAAGCCGAGCAAAGTTTCCGCCCATCGACAACCCGGTGGTATTGACCAGCTTCAGCGCAGCGCGGTGCGATCGGCTCGGTGCACCAAGCGCAGGCCCGTTCCGCGCGCCGGTGTCGGCCTGGGCCACAAGTCGCACCGCCTGCCCGTCGCTGTCATAGGTGAAACCGACGACAATCTGCGTGAGCGAAATACTGTGCAGAAACGACAGCGTGAATAGCCCCTTGCCGGGTCCGGCAGAAACGCTGTCACCGAACGGAACGAAGCAAGAGCCGTTGGTCACAACGAAATCAGTGATCACGTTGAGATCGCCGCGGTCGCCGCAATCGAGCCCCCCGGCGAAAACCTGAACGGTTTTCCCGTTGAGGTGCCACAAGCCGTTGACCGTCATGCCTCCGAATGGTGCTCCGGTCGAAGGTGCGACGGTCGTCGTGATCGACGTCGGGTTCACCGCATCGTCCAAGAACCACGCATCGGCAAATGCGTCATTCTCGCCAGCCGCATCGGTCATCACCTCGACGTGGCGCGGGTCGCCAGTGGCGCCGGCCGTGACCATCGTGAGCGTGTCTAGATCGCCACCAACCGATGGCCCGGCGCAGATGCTTTCAACCGTGCGGCCGGAGCCGAGTTCATGGCGGTGCCAGCCATAGAAATCCGGCCCCTGCGACGTAGAGATCACGGTTCGCCGGTAAGTCATGCCGAACAGCGCATTGTTGCCATCCCTGCCCCAAACGATCGGATTGACCGCCTCGGTGTAGGCAAGCTCGGTGATGCCGGCGCTGATGAGATGCGAGGCCCTGTCCGCAAGATTTGGTGCCGAGAACTTTCCGGAGTACGCATCCGCGAAATACTCCAGCAGCTTGCGGCCGTGTCGCTTGACGAACAGGTTCGCGTGCTCGGCCCGCGCCGGCTCGACGTTCTCGCTGCCATGCTTGGTCATGCGGCGCGCGGCAATATTGGTCGGTGACATCGGACCGTTGGTCGGGGCCAAGGCCAGCCACTCGCCTTGCTGCGTTCCGAATACAACGCCTTGCAGGTCCGGCTTCATCCAGAAGATCGGATTGACGCCATCGGAGTTCAGCACCTCCGACATGGCATTGCTGGCAGCAACCGCGCCGTACTGATCCGTCGGGGAGAAATTGATATTGTTGCCGCTGATCCCGTTGGACACGCTCGCGTCAAACCGATTTTTGATCGCACCGGCAAGCCAGATGCGCCCCTCGTGATAAGTGCCACACGTCGGCCATCCCGTAGTGTCGCTATAGGCGCCGAGACGCCATGTGGTGATGACCTGGCCGGAATAGATCAGTGAAGGGCCGAGCAATTCAATCTTGCAGCCGGTGCTCGCAGACGATGACGTCGTCGGGCTATAAAACGACATCTGCGCAATGCCTGTGATCAGGCTATAGCTGAGCCCATGAAGCGATGGGTCCGTGCTCGCGACAAGTTCAACCCAGACGTAATTCCATGTCGTCGACTGATCGTTTGAGGGGATCGTGATCGTGCTGTTGTTTGCGGAAAAGCTGGCCGATCCGAGCAGGACCCCATCGCTCGGCGACGATGGCGCCGAGTTTTTAGCGCGCAGACGCAGGCTGAACGAAATAGCGAAGCTCTGATCTGCGCCGCCATTGTTGTAACTTCCGCGACCCCAGCCGACATCTGACGTCGGATAAACCGTGACCTGCTGGATCTTCTGTGCCGATGCGCCAGAGTAGTTCTTGCCGACATATCCGTCGAGCGTGATCGATCCACTGAAACTGCCGCCGCTCACCGACTGCACGGCCGACGAGGACCACACTTTCGAAAATACGCCGTCAAACGCTGCAGAACTCCCGCTCATGCTGCCGATCGTCACCGAGCCGGCCAGTTGCCGGTCGATGATATTCGAAAGGGCAATGATCTTTCCCCAAGTCCAGATCGCGGCGCCCTGGGCGACAAGTGTCCAGTTCGTGAGATCGGTTCCGGGAGCGTGCCCGGTATTGCCGGCCGCGGCCTGCCAATAGGTCGTTGCGCCTGCAACACCGCTTGGATTATAGGACACGACGTCGCCGCTGCTGTAGCTGTGCGAAGAATTCCAGTATGGAGGCTCGGACAAAAGACGGACCAGGCGACCGACATCGGACCCGAGGAATCCGCGCCCATCATTGATCGCTGCCGAAGCCGTCGTCGCTTGCCACGACGAAGGGCTCGACACCGGCGTGTTGCCCACGTTCTGGTCGACCAGCGAGACATAGTTGACGCTGCTGGACGTGACGAACGATCCTTTCGCATAGGCCGTGGTGGCGCTATATGCCGGGAATGTCACGGTCAGCGTGACGATGCCCGAGGAAGCATCGGGCGTCACCTCCGCCCCATTGGTGAACGGATCGAGATACGGACCATCGTTGAATACGATATCCGCGATTGAAAACTGCGGATTGATCCCGGTCGACGGCAGCGTTTGGACCGTCAACATCTGCGGCTTGAGATTGGGGCAAAGCAGGAGATCGGTGGTTTCGGCTTGCACCGTCCGGATGTTCTGCCAGGACGATCCTAGATAGATCGTGGAGAGTTCATGGACGCGCTGGACCGTTGCGCCGATGGCAAGCGCACCGAGCGTCGATCCATCAATCCCGGCGCCGGTCAAAGCGTCCTTGATTGAGAAATGCGTGCTGTCGATGACCGTGATAATAAACTGCCGGTTCTCCAGCAGCGGCGTGGAGGCGCCTGGCGTCAGCACGGTATCGCCGGTCGCCCAGGTCACCGCACTTGCGACCTGAACGACGGCAGGATTTGCGGTAGAGATCGAGGTGATCGCCACGGCATCATTCGTGGTGATGAGCACCGCCCCGCTACGGAACCGCAGCTTGCCGTCGGTGAACTCCATCGTGACCGAGGAGGACTGCTCGAAATCGAATTTCATTGTCCGGCCGGCAGCGCCGCCACGGGTGTGGCCGCCGTGCCGCGTACCAGGGCGCCGCGCCCATGCGCCGATTTCGATAGGGAACGAGTTCAGGCAGGTCCGCATCGAGGTCCGGTAATCCGGACGATCATAGCGCCCCTGTGCATACGGGCTGATCTCACCGCCGAGGAACGATGTCAGGAGCTGCGTTGCCGCGGGCATCTCATGCCCTCACGGTGATGAACGGATCATCCGGCGGATCGTCATAGCTCGCCTCGATCGCATTGGATCGGCCGGCATCGGCCAGCCATTGCTTGTACAGGCTCGCGATCGTCTGAAGCCGCGCGTCCGATTGCGTGATTGGCTGGGCGACCTCAAGGCCGATGCGCGCCGCAAGCGCTTCGCAAAACATCGTGTGCATGCGCGTCACGTCGGTGACGTTGGCGATAAAGCGCAGCGTGATCGGGCCGGTCTCCGCAGAGACGATGCAGCCGTTTTCGATGTTCCAGTCGTTGAGCGTGTTTCCGGTCGGGCCACCGAGTATCGGCACCGGCACCTTCGGGTTCTGCGGCGCCAGTTTGAGGAAGCCGGCCGGCAGCATGAAGACATTCTGATTGAAGCTATCGGACGATGGGCCCGCCCCGATCGGGTAGACAAGGTTGAGCACGGACAGGGCGACGCCGCTGGGAAACTCGGCCCCGCCGATCTGCAGCCAGTTCACCGAGCCGCTACCGCCGACAAATGTCGACGTCCACGCCAAAGGATGCGTGTTCGGCTGCTGGTTCAGATTGAGGTTGAGAAGGCTCTTGTAGGCGACGCTGCTATAGGTGACGACCTGGTCCATCTGATAGGTTGTCGCGGATGACCATGCCGTCGCGGTCGCGGGATTGTCCGTATTGCCGTCGATCAGTGACAGATAGACCCGCGAGGTGCCGTCGCCCGCATAGGTATAGACGAGCTCGCCGGAGGCGTAGGACTGCGTGGAATCGTACAGCGAGACGGTCTGTGGCCCGAAATACGGTTCCCAGAACGTCGTGGTCAGCGGGTCATTTCCGGTGTTGTTCTGGATGGTCGACTTCCAGAAATTACCCACCGCATCGGTGACGATCGAGCCCTGGTAATAGGCCGTGGCCGGCGCAAACAGGGCCGGCGATAGCAGCATGGTCGTCGTGTCGATCGCGCGCAGAGCCGCGCGGCGGGTCGCGAATGTCCAGGTATTCTTCTGGAGCTCGGCCTCGCGGACCTTGTCGTAGACGAACGACACCTCCGAAGCGCGCTTGGAATTGTCGCTGAAGCTGGAAATGCGATCGGCGCCGCAGTGCTGCAGCGCCCTATTCCCGACGTCGACCGGCGATCTGAATGCTCCCATGGTCCGGACGGTGCCGCCCGGACCTCATGGAAACAACGCACCGCTACCCGGTGACGTCAAACCCCGCGGCCGATACCTGTTGTGGGTTCGAGAAGAACCGCTCGAAAGCCTCTAGCGCCTTGATGACCTCGACGCGCGTCGGCGTCACGCCATCCTTGACCCGAAGCTCAAACAGGTCGGTCGAGGTCGAAGACGTTCCGGTGGTGAAGTCGGAATACAGAGATCCTTCCTCGCCCCGGTTCAAACTCACAAAATGGTCGGCCATTTCAATCTCCTATGCCGAAAGGCCGCCGTGGCCGCCCTCGATTGCATGCAACACGGCCCGCAGCGCCGAGCGGAGTTGCCGGCGGTTCGAGACCTTCGATCCGTCCCACATCACGACCACGTCACCGGCGAGCGCCGCATTGAGCGCCGTCACGTTCGTGTCGAGCGTGTTGACGTGACCTTGCGTCGGCGAGGCGCCGTCAGAAACGAGCGTCGCCTTGTTGGTGACGACGGTCGCGATATCAGGAACCGCCGCGCCCTTGACGGTGACGGCATATTCGCCGCCATCGCCGAGGGCCTGGCCGACCGTGATCTTGACGGCAGAGAGCGCCATGATCAGGCAACGAAATGGACGCAGACACCGAGTTTTCCGGTGCCGGTCGTGATTGCAGTCGTGTGCACCACGGCGACGATGTCGAAGAAGCCGCCGGGATCCGACGTCAGGCCAAGCGCATCCCAGAGATGCTTGTTGCGCTTGTCGAGCGTGTAGCCGTTGGCGCCGGTGCCGGACGTGCCGTTGCTGGTGTAGTCCGCCTGGGCGACGGCCGACGTGCAGTCGATGTCGTCCGAGAAGAACCCGGCGCCGGTGGTTGGGACCACAAGGCCCTGGTTCGCCGCCTGCGTGCCATCGGTCGTGCTGTCGCTGTAGTAGACCGAAAGCTGGACCTTGCCGGCGCCCTGCGCTTCGCTCGCGAACAGCACCTGCTTGACGATGGCGGTCGAAGGCACGCGGACCAGCTGATAGGTCGATCCAGCGGCATCCGAGGCGACAGCGGTGACAAAACCGCTGATGGAGTGGAGGCGGCCGGGTGCGCCGGCGCCTGCACTGTTGGCGACTACCGGGCTTGCGTCGGCATTGGTGATCGCAGTGGATTTGAGGTGAGACGTTCCCATTCTGGCCTCCTTACGGGGTCACGTCGGCCGCAGCCGAGGTGTCGGCGCACTTGACCTTCAGGAGCCGACCGGGCTCGAGGCGGGTTGCGCCGGATGACATCAAGGTTGCGAGCTGCCAGGGCAGGCCGGACAGATCGTTGCGGCGTGAAACATCGTTCTCGGTGTCTTTCCAGATGCCGAGATAGGCACCGGATTTCACCATGGCGATATTCTGGCGGATGTTCGACGAGGAGGTCAGGCGCTCGCTGTAGACGATATCCCAGCCCATGAAGCGCACGACCTTGCCATCCTGGAGGATGGGCTTGTCGCTGAAGTCGGTCGAGACGACCTGAACCTGGTTGAGCAGATCGGACTCGCCCTGGCTGTTCGTGACCCACGTCAGCTGCTCGGTGTCGACCGGGACCTGGGCCTTGCGCATGACGCGCTTGGCTTCGATCATCTTCGCGACCGTCAGGCCGGACGATGCGGACGATGCGAACGTGTCGCTGACTTCCCAGTTGGACGACCACGCCTCGGTGGTGGTTCCGATGCCGGTGCTGTCTCCGACCGTCGCGGTGGCGAAGGCGGCGGCGATGATACGGTCATCCCATTCGCGGGCGACGGCGGCCGCGGCGACGCTCGAATACTGCGAGGTCGGGTCCATCAGGAGGCGCAGCTTATCGTAGCTGTCGATGAGCTGGAAAGCTTCCTTGTCGACCGGCATCACCCAGCGGCGGGTGAAATCGGTATTCTGAGGCTGGGTCGGCGCATAGCGGCCGGCCGGCGCCTTCATCTGGATCGCGCCGATGTAATCGATCGGGGATGCCTGCTTGCCGACGTGCTGGCCTTCCATCACGCGGCCGCGCAGCATCGACTGCTGCTGCTGGAGTTTCAGAGCGAGGACGGTCGAGAAGGTCTCGACTGCAAGTTTCGGCAGGTTCTCGGACATGGCCTTACCTGGTTGGGTTGAAACGACGGGTTGTCGGCCGTGCCGCTCTGGTTCGCTCTCGCGACGCCTTGCGGGGCCATTCATCCGGCCGTGTCCCTTCCGGGGGGCCTCAAAGTCTGTCCTGGGAGGAGTGTCCTTGCGGGTCCTTCATGTCCAGGCACGCGGGAAACTGCCCGCGCGCCCCAAGCGCAACAACGCACCGAAGTGCTATTCGCGGTCGATCGCCTGGTGCTTGATGATCTTCCTGGCCTCATTGACCCGCGCGACGACCTCCGGGGTCGCCGTGGGATGTGACGCCTTGAACGGGTGATGGCAGAACTCGTTCATACTGATGACGCAGAAGCCTTCGCGGCATTCGGCGCAGCAGTCGGCGCGGTTCAGGCCCGCCATCTCATCGGCCTTCTTTGGCGCCTTGCTCATGCCGTGATCCCGTTGGCGAGCGCGATCAGCGCATTCATCTCGTCGACTTCCTTCTTGGAGCCGGCGAGGTATTTCTTCGTGAACTCCGGATCTGACTTGAGTTCGGAGATGCGGGCCTTGGCGCCGTTCAACGTCGTCGGGTTGCCGCTGCTGCCGGCCTCGACGAAGGTGTCCTCGCTGGTGCCTTGGCCGATCTTGCGGAACATCTCCATGACCTTGGCATAGCCGATCTCGGATTCGAGTTTGGCCACCGTGGCCTCGTCGACGCCGAGCCGCTTGGCGCCTTGCATCGCGGTCAGGCGGTTGAACTCGAAATTGTTGCCCCACTCCTTGGTCAACGTTTCGCGCTCGGCCTTGAGTGTATTGGCGCGCGTGGCTGCGGTTGCGGCCGCGGCGTCGTCCATGTTTTTGACGACGGCCTTGATGATCTCAGGCGCCGCATCCTTCGGCGTGCCAGCCTTGTGCATGGCGGCGCGCAGGCTGTCGGCTAGCGTCTGGTCGATCGCGCTGCCATCGGCCCGCTTGATCGTGGTGAAATCGTAATCCTTGGCTTCGGCTGGCATGCCGAGACGCTGGCGCACCGAGGCCCACCCGGCTTCGTCGCTGGCATCCTTCGGCAGCTTCAGGACCTGGTCGGCCGGCACGCCTACGAACTTTTCGGCTGCCTTCCATGCCTTGTGGAGTTCGCCGACAAGGGCCCTGGGGTCGTCTTTCTTCCAGCCCTTGTTGTCCCATGCGCCGAGAGTTTCGGCGTCGAGACCGTCGAACCACGGCTTCGCGCCGCCGCCAGCACCAGCAGCACCGCCGCCATCACCAGCGCCAGAACCGCCAGCAGCACCTCCGCCGCCCGCTCCAGCTTCGTCGAAGTGGATGCGCGGCGCAAAGGGGGATCGGAAATAGGATTGGGAACTATGCGGGGCCGGCCGCAGGGCCGGAGGTGTCTCGCTCATCGTGAGGCTCCGTTGGTGTGATCATCATTCGACCGGCAAACAAGCTGAAAAGCTGTTCATCGGACAGTTGGGAGAGGCGGAGAATGCGCAGGAACACCTGCCGCATGCCCTCCTCTTTCTCGCTCGAAATCTCCGAGCGAAACTTGCAGAACTTCATGAGGTCCATCGCAACGGCCATGCCGTCGGCCGAGCTGAAAAACAGCCGGTAGGCGCGAACCAGATCCTGATCTTCGTCCCTCACGCGGCGGCCTTCTTGACGTGGTCCTCGATCGCGCGCGCAAAATTACGCAGCACGGCCGAAATCTCTGCCGGATCGCGCGCCTCGCCAGGAGAGGCCCAGAGGCCTAGCGGGTTTCGCCATGGATGAGCGCCGTAGCTCTGGGAGCCGTCTTCGAACGTCACGGTGCAAACGAGTGCCGGATCTCCGGCGTTCTCGTCGCGGTGAACGGTGAGCGCCGTGATCTTCATGCCGGCATCCTCTGCTGCGGGCCACCGAGGCCCTGCGAGCCGAGGCCAGGCTGGGCCTTGGCGACCGCGGCCTGCGCCTTGAGCATCGCGGCCTGGGCCGGCATGGCCTGGATCTGGGCCTGTTGGGCCTGCGACTGCGCGCGCGCCTTGCGGCGTTTGGCGACCATCTCATCATCGGCCATCCAGTGCTCGGGCACGTTCTGGATTGCGGCGATCTCGGGCAGCGCGGTATCGAAGTCGAAGCGGTCGAGATAGGACGGATCCTGCGTGATGTTGACCACTTCCTTGGCGGTCTCGACGGTGCGGATGAAGCCGGCAGCTTCCTGCGCGCGCTGGGCGAGCGCCAAGGGCGAGGTGTAGACGACCTGGTACTCGCCGGCCGCCTCGCGCAACTCCGGCGGCATCGGCGGCAACAAGCTTAGCGAGTTCAGGACATCGATTTCGCGCTCGATCATGGGGCCGAGATATTCGGTCTCCTGCCTTCCGAGTGTCGGCGCGATCAGGATTCCCTTCTCGTTGACGAGCTCGATCACCTGCGTCGCGGTCATGTTCGGGTGCTCGGACAGCACCTTGAACAGCGACACCAGGAACATATCGTCGATGATCGATTTTTCCTCGAGCATCATTTCCTTGGCGATCTGGATATCGCCGGTCGGCAGGGTCTGGATCATCAACCTGCCGTCGGCATTGACGCCGCCCTTGTTCTGCGCGCCGGGCTTCAGATTGACCTGGTCGATGATGCCGTCGTCCGCGATCAGCAGCACGGGATCCGCGGCGCGGTGGGCCTGCTTCAGGAACACCGACTTTTGCGCGTTCAGCGTCTTTAGCGCCGGCAGCACCATCTGCGCCGGCCCGCGGCCGTAGACCTCGCGCGGGGCCTGATCGTAACGGCTCACCGCATAGGGGAAGGTGCGATAGCCGCCCTCCTCCTGCATCAGGCAACCTCCCTCGATTGACACGTAATGCGATGAGAACGGCAAGCCCTTGGCATCATAGCGGCCACGGTCGTAGTCGCGGCGCGGCTTGACGCAGTGCAGGAAGTTGAACGGCTGCTGGCTACCCTTCTCCAGCGCCGTGGCGATCTGGATGGGCAGGTTCTCGTGTCCCCACTTCTGCGCGGCCTGCTGCGCGGTAAAGCGGAACCACCTGATATTGCTGTCGACCTGGCCCTGATGATTCTCGGCAAAGAAGCATTCGCCGAGTGGCACGGCCCGATAGCGCAAGCCTTTCGCGCCGTGATAGTCGCGCCCGTCGAAGGCGTCGATCAGCATGCAGGCATTGCCGAAGCCGCCGAGCGAGCGGAAATTGGAATTGTTCTGGCCGCGGAAGTTGGCGAGCGGATTGCGCCGATACCTGAACAGCAACCGCGTGACCGTGTCGAAATACATCCGCACGCGGCGGTTTTTCATCAGGTATTCGTTGCTGGCCTCGAGGTTGTGCCACTTGCTGTTGGCCGGCGTCAGCAGCGAATCCGCGATCGCGGCGAAGCGGTGCAACGCAAGCATGCCGGAGGCGTCGACCTGCTGGAACGCCTTTTTCTGGCCGGGCCAATTCCATGATCCGTAGAAGAACGTATTGCGCTGCTCGGGCCAGATGAGCTGCGCCGCCTCCTCCCACTGGCCGGCGAACACGTTGCGCCAGATCGTGCGCTCGGTGAAGTCGGCCATGATCTCGGCGACCACGGCCTGCTCCTGGCTGGAGATCATCCGATATTTGCGCGCGGTGTCCGCCATCAGTGCAGCACCATCCGCCTGGCGTCGGGATCGCGGCGATCCATGGCCGGGTCGAGCCGGAGGTCGGCCTTCACCCAATGCCTGACGGCGATAAACAGGTCGATGCGCTCGGCATCGTCTAGCTTGAGGCGGTCGGCCAGCTTGCGGAAAACACCCTGCATCTGATCTTCCGAAGCGAAGATGATCGCGCCGCGGTACTTGCTGCCGTCGGGGTGGATCATGTCCGCGATCACGGCGCCGCGCTTGTCGATCTTCGGATTCGAGCAGTAGAACGGCGCGCGGATGTAGGGATCGCCGTTCACCGCATGGAGCAGGAACGGCATTGTCTCGTCGTAGTTGTCGGCGAACAGCGACGTCAGCGCGGTACGCAGCTGGGGATTATCGGCCGCAAAACGCAGCGCCTTGCCCTGCCAGGACTGGCGCAACTCCTCGCCGCTCATGCGCGGATTGATGCTGTCAGAACGATCCGACACCGCTTGTCCCTCCAAGCAGCATCTGCGCCGCCGGTGATTGCAGCGGCGACAGTCCCATCAGCCGCTTCTTGCGCTCCTCCTCGGTTTCGTCCTGGACCTGCTGCTGCAGATTGGAGCCGAGGCCGAGATCCGCGGATGCGACGCCGGTCAGATTTGGCAGGCGGTTCAGTGGCATTTCTGCTCCGAAAAGGGGCGGCGGGATGCCGCGGGTTGGTCCCGCCGCCGACAAGTCATAAGGGAGGAATCCCTGGGTACGCGCTCGCACCCTGTTCGGAGCGACAGGCGCCAACAACGCACCCGGCCTTATGCCCCAGTGAACAGGTCGAAATCCGTCCCATTGGCGCGGTCAGCAGGTGCGCTGGCGGCCTTCTTGCTGCCCAGCAGCACGGCGCGCGCGCTCCGCTTGGTCATGATCGCCACGCGTAGCGCCGAAATCAGGTCGTCCTTCAGCTTGACGATCTGCCCATCCTTGCGGTGATAGAACCTCCGCTCCTCGAGCAGGTCGGACAGGTGGCGCGCGTATTTGAGCCGGCCAGACTTCTCGCGCTCGTCCATCTCGAGAATGCCGGCCTCCGTCGAGACCGACCCATCCGGCCAGGTCGCGTGCGAGGGAAGCATCTTCAGGCCGTGCCGCTTGTAGTGGTCGGCCATCGGCTTGCCGTCATCGCGCCGCACGTTTCCGTCGTTCGGCCAGGCCACCGGCACCTCGGCCGCAACCTTCTTCAGCGCCTCGGCATGCTGAATCGGCAGCGCATCCGTGACCCGGTGCGTGTGGTGCACATGGATCACGTCGGCGTCGCGGTCCCACAAGATCAGCGCCGCGCCGAACGGGTGATCAATGCCGAAGTCGATGCCCCACAGCTTCACCCAATGCGGTGGGATGAACTCGATCGGCGCCTCGGTGACCGAGTCCTCCAGCGCCATGAAGATGCGGCCGGACCCCAGCGTCGGCACGCCGCGGGCGCGTGCCTCGCGTTCATGCGGCAGGAAGGCGGCAATGATGGCCGCCCGCTGCTCCGCAGGGATATGCAGCGCATCATCGATCGTCATCGACGTCACGCTGCGGTTGTCGTCCGGCTCGTCCAGAAACCGCAGCACCACGGCCGAGCGGCCCTTGAGCGGCGTGAACGTCACGAACACCATGCCGCCGGTTGCGACCGTGCGGGTCAGGAGCTCTGCGTAGACGTCCTCCGGCGGCTCCTCGTCGGCCCAGCCGATGTCGATGCTCTCGCCCTGGAACTTGGTTCGGCCCTGCTCGTACGACTTGAACCGCGCCACCGACACGCCGCCCGACACATGCCGGACCTGGATCGTGTCATAGGCGTCCGTGATGCCGCGCGCAAGGGAGGGCTTGTCGACGAACAGGTCCTTCGGGATCATGCCAGTGCCGAACGCGCTGTCGACACCGGGCTCGCCGCAAAGCTTCTTCTGCTGCACATCTCGCACCACCAGCGAGGTCTCGCCGCAGACCCAGACCTTCACGGGCCGGTCGAACCGCCGCCCCTGCCACCACTCCGGGTAAAGCCCGGTCAGATGGCAGGCAATCTCGAACGCCCCTGTGTGCGTCTTGCCGTTCTGGTTGCCCGCGATCAGCAGCCGCTCGCGCTTCGTCGCGCCGGCATCCAGGAACTCGCGCTGCTTCGGATAGGGCTCAAACTGGAAAAACTGCCGGTAGGTCTTCTGGTAATCCAGCGCCTCGAGGCCAGCCAGCGTCTCCTGGAGCTCGGATAGGGACAGCTCAGCCATCCTTCACCTCGCTGAACTCGCCCTCGACCACCGGCGCCGGTGCAGGCCGCCCCAGCAGCTTCCGCTCGTCCAGCCCATGCTTCTGCGCCAGCGCACGGATCCGCTCCATGATCGCCTTGCCGGACTGATCCGATACCGTCTGGTGGATGTTGATGTTCTGCTGCGCCGCCAGCCCCGTCCGGTCCAGCACCGCCGCGGCCGCCTTCAGCGCCACCGCGTCGTCCTCGCTATCGATCAGCTGCTCAATCCGCCCCGCAGCCTTCAGCGAGATCGCCCACAGCTTCTTCCCAGCCTGCTCCTGGATCGCCTCGATAATCCGCTGGTCCGACCTCAACCGGCTCGCCGTGACCTTCGCAGCCTCGGACGCATCCGAATACCCAGCCATCCGCGCCGCTTCAGCCCCAGACATCCCAGGAAACTCAACCAGCACCATCACAAACGCACGCTGCTTCTCCGTCAGCGCACGCATCTTCGGCCCGAATTCAAACTCCTCATTCATACTAACGACGTTAACAACCCGCCCGCCGCCAACAACGCACCCCATCCGCCCGGCCAAAGACCGAACCGCAACTCATTGAAGCTTTTCAGGAAGCGGCGCGAAAAATTGGGGGGACCTCGAATTTACCAGCACGGGCTCGATCTGCCCCCACCCCCACCCCACCCCGGTCTTTTTGCGGGGAAATCACACGCATTCGGCAGGTTCAGCCGTTTCGCCAGGCGGTTGCGCATGCGTGTCGAGCATGGCGAGTGTGATGTGCACCAACTGCGAATACGTCACATCAACAATATCAATGACTTAGCGTTCGCATAACGCGCATTATGGAACATTTCGCCTGAGTGTGAGTGACGTCACACAGTTATGGCTCTTGATGGCATGACGAGGTCTATCAGCCCTCATTCAAGGCAGCAAGCAATGCGGCTTTAGCCTCGGCTCGATATGATGCCTGCAGCGTGGCTGGCAGTTGCTCGAATGGTCGTGGTGTTAAGCCGGTCGAGCGTGCGCAGGCTTGCATGCGGATTGCCCTGGCAGCGCGTTCGATCATGTCTGGCGTGATTTGAGGATGGTACATCGCTCAGCTTGCTTCGCTCAGTGGTCCTCGGTCGCAAGGCTCCCTGCGGAAGGAAGAGTGCGAGCGCGCGATGGGCGGCGCGCGGGGTAAACGTAGCGCTGATTTTCGCGATTGAACAACGTACCGCGATATGTAGCAAAATCAATTACTTAGTGCGTAGGGGTAAGCTAGCATGTTCGGATTATCGTCAGTGACGAGGCGAAACTGCTGTTTTACGTTTGGAAAATGTTGAAGGACCCAGAAGCGCGTCGTGCGGTGCTCAAACTGATCTCTCAGGGCGCAGTCACGGTGCCCGAGGCATCGCGCCTGGCGGGCGTCAGCAGGCAGCTTATCCGAGCGTGGTGCAAAGCGGCCGGAATGAGTGTCGATCGCGCTCGTCTGGCCCGGATAGCGCGGGAGTGGCGGCGGGCGTTGCGAGCGCGTTGAGTCGGCTCTTTCTGGTCGCCCAGCCCTTTCGGCTCATTGCGGAGCGCTCGGCCTTGCTGATGCGCTTCATGCGTGATTTGCCTCCCTTCCTGGCAATTTTGGATCGTAGCTTAGCAGGCAAGCTAGCAGCCCTTTTTTGCCCTCCCTTGCGCGCGGCATCACGGTAAACAATGGGCTTCGCAGCCTCCAAGATCTTCTTGGCGATGCGGCCTGGCTTGGCGTCCGGCTTGTAGGCGGGCCGCTCGCGCTCCTCCCAGATTGCCTCCATGCGCTTGATCTGCGCGGGATCGACGTAGACCCGGAATTCCACGGCAAACACCTCGCAGAATAGGCGGAAGGTGTCATAGCCGAGGCGCTTCTGCTCGCTGCGGCCGAGCACCTTGTCCGGATGGCCCTTGGCGAATCCGTAGCAGTCCTCGAGGAACTGGTTGGTGAGGCCCAGGCGGTCCTTCATCATGCGGAAGACGTCGACGGCGTCCTCGAGCGTGCGAACTGTCCCCAGAAGCTCACCCTCGCGTGGGACGTTGCGGATCGGCGCGCTCACTATGCGTCCTCGCCAAAGAAACGTTTCCACTCGATAGCTTTGAGGAAATTGCGGCTGGCTTTCGCGGCCGAACCATCAGCGTATTCGAATTGTCCAGCGACAGCGTATTGCGCCGCCCTACGCATGTGCCGATATCCGTTTTGTTCGATCAGCTGGCCGATCGACAAATACGGAATTGGGCTTCCGTCATGGACCATGCGCCACGTTTGCTCGCTCATTCCCCGCTCCCCGGATTCGTCCCCTGCTGTGATGCCTGTGCTGTCGCGGTGACGGCGTCCCAGAGGCGCTGATCTCTCGCCTGCTTGATGCCGCGTTGCATGGCTTCGGCGAGGGTTTCGGGGTTCGCCGGGGGTCGTGGCGGCCTGACCGGGTTGAGGTCGACGCGCTTGAGCGGCGGTCGGTGCATGACGACGATCATGCCTCGCTCCACCTGCTCGCGATCCAGATAAGCGCCAGGATTCCAATGATGCGTTTCATACCATCATGATCCCGACAGTGATGATCGCGCCGACCATGGCGCCGATGACGAACGAAACGAAGATGATCGCGTTCACGCCCCCGTGCCCTGTCATTTGTTGCACCATGCGTTGTCGAGCCAGATGAGCCCCTTGCTGTCTGGCGGTAGCGTGAAGGTCTCGTTGTGAAAATCGATGTTTCCGATCTGCCACGCACCGTTTTCGCAGCGGATATAGCCGCGTTGGTTTATCGCCTGAAATCTCTCTGCGGCCACGTCCATCCCGGCGACCTGGCCGATGTGATAAGCGGCGAAATTGGTGATGCCCAAGACGACGCCAAATAAGATGCTTCTGATGATCATCCGCCGATCTCCGCGTCGTCGATGATCTTCTGCACGGCGTCCTTGCCGAGCGCGATGATCGCTTGTTGAACGAGCATGCGGAAATGTCGGATGTAGAATTCCTTCGCGACGTCGATCATGCTGCATTCTCCTCTGGTTGAACGTAGATAATCCCGATCATGCATTCCTTCCGGGCCGTCATGCTCAGCGCGATGTCGCTGGGTGGCCTGATGCCATAGGCCGCATATTCACGCCGTACACGCTCGATAGCCGCCTCACGGGCCGCCGTATTGGCCCTGATGCGCGCGCTCACGTTCTCGTCCTCCTTGCGAAGGATGCTCAGCAGGTCCTCAAAGCCCTTGCTGATGCGCGCGGCGGAATAGCTGTCGCTCATATCACCCTCAGCGTCGGCATCGGGACCGCGGGCTTCTCGAGCGGAGCAGGATCCATCGCGTCCTCAAGCGTGCAGGCGTTCAGCACGTCCTCGAGGTGGGCAATCGTCTGCAGGGCAGGCTGAAGCACCGCCATGCAGCCCTCGCGCAGCTCGGCCGGCGCCGGTGCAAATCGGTAGTTGTGCTCGCCGGAAAACTGGCCCTTGTGCCATCGCTTCACGGCTTCAGCCACCGCCCAGGGCGGCACATCGTCGAGCGCGGATAGATAGGCCTCTGCCCTCGCCTTCCCCGCGGCTTCACTGCCGCCACCGGCGACCGGATAGGCCATCAGCATGCTTGCGATGGTCGCTAGCCGCGCCTTCTGGTTCGGCTCGCTCGTGTCAGATCGCCCGATCGCACGCAGGTCGGACAGATGCGACGCGATGCGAGCACGAACATCAGCCGTCAATGTTAATCCGCCCGACAGGTATTTCCTCACCCGCTGGCCCGGATGGCGGACTGTGCCCAGCGATATCCGCCGCAACTGAAGCAATTCCGGCGAAGAAATCAGAGTTTGCAGATCGATGCTGTTGCGCACCGCGATGGCTGTGCCCATTGGTCGCTCCTGGTTGAGTTTCATCGGCCCAGCAGCCGGCATTCAGCCAGGTGGTGGGATGTTTCGTGAATTGAGGTTCGGTTTTCAGCGAGGCGTAGCGAAGAACCCCCGCCATCAAGTCGGCGAATGTGACGACGCCTGATTTACGGATCCCCGCAAGCTTCTTCATCGCGGCGAGCTTCTCGGTCTTCCGAGGGTAGGCCTGCCAAAACTGATCGCCAAAATCCTTCGGCCAATCATCGCTCGGCGCGACAGCGCGAGTTCTTTCTTTCTGCTCTGTATCTGTTATCTGTCTCTGTTCTGTCTCTGGTGCCGTTACAGTAACGGTTGATGTAACGTTACACTCACCGTTACGTTTACGTTCCCTGTGCTGTTTCACGCGCTCGTTTGAGACGTCGCTCTTGAACTGACGAGCGTTCCAATTGTGCGGGCGAAACAAGCCGTTATCGTTGTCGACAAGTCCGGCCGCGGTCAGCACCGCCAGCCATTCCGCAACCTTCGCTGGCTTCATCCGAAGCACCAAAGCGATGTCGTTTGTGTTGGGCAACACGCCGTCATTTTTGGACGCAAGGCAGAGCAAAGTGACCCACGCGCGGAAGTTTGCGTCGCTCAGCCGAAGGATTTTCGGGTCGTTGATCGCGTCGTCGTAGAAGCGGAACCACCTGCTCACTGCGCAGCCTCCGCGACATGCCGCGCGATGTCCTTCATCGAGAGGTTCGGCTTCAGCAGGCCCCAGGCCTCGATGGTTGCCAAGGCCGCGTCCAGACCCACAGGGAGCGCCGTGAATGCGCCGGCCGCGTCGATGTCTGAGAGGAACTTGAGCTGCGCCTCGGTGGCCCTGCCGCCTTCTGCCTTGAGCTCAAGCGCAAATATCTTGCCCTCGTGCACGAAGATGAAATCGGACACGCCGGCACGGACGCCCATTGCCTTCAGGATCGCGCCCTCGATCTTGCCGCGGCTTCCGCCGTTCGGAGTGTGCCACCACACGAGGCCAGGCACCGCGCGCGTGCGCAGATGCTGAGCCACCGCACGGTGGATCTGTTGTTCGGGGTTCTTTCGACGACTCATCGCGGGTGATGCCCGGGCCCATCCGCTGGGCAGCGCGACGCAAATTTACTGACGAGCAGTCACGCGCACGTTGCGCATGCGGTGACGAACGAGAATTTCCTGGACGATTGCTGCGATGGCCTCGCCGGACCATTCGCGCGAGCCTTCCATGTAGCGCTCGACGGTGCGAACGCTGCATCCGAGCTCGGCGGCGAGAGATGCCGCAGTGTTCTTTCGCCACAACGACTTAGCGATGTCGGTGAGAACGTCTTCGACCATTTGGTCGGTCGCTGACCCATTCGGTCGGTCGTTTTCCGTGGCGCGCGCGGGCGCCGCCCCTGATGATGAACGCATGAACGCAACCCCCAACAACACGCAACTGGAACTGGAAACGAAGATGCCGACCGTGCTACAACCGCCGATTGAAGGGGCTGGACATGACCGAACAAGATTGGAATACCGCGATGGAAGTGCGAGCGGCTGCGGATGTAGCCGCCTCGGCGAAGCGATGGGCGAAGGTGAGCGCGGCGTTGTCGGCGATTGCGCTGCTCGCAGTGATCTTGGTGTTGCTGAGGTAGCGTTGTTCCAACATGGAACACCGCGACGTTGTGATTACTCTGGAATAAAGATTCCGGTTGCCAACACTTCCCGCACGTCGCACGATGGTCACAATCAACAACAGCAGCCGGGCGGCGGGCATAATGGGCGATGTGATTTTCGACGCGCGTTTTCATGCGCGGGCCTCAGAAAAGTCAGCAGCAGCGCGCCGGCGCGCAGCGAGATCAGCCAACACCTCAAGCGTGATATCGCCCCTTCCCTTTTCGGAAGCCAGCCTCACCACTGCGGCCCAGTGCGCCGCAGGGATGCCGCGCTCGCGCCAGCCGCTAACGACGGAGCGGAGCTGCGAAAGCCCTTCAGCGGCCTCGCCGGTGCCGCCGAGGCCGTCTATGATTGAGTCCCAGGTCCAAGATGCGTCGGTCATGGTCCCGACCATAGTTCGCACCGTGCGAACAAGTCAAGCGTTCGCAAAGAGCGAAACGACATTTTCCCGCGGGTATGCTGTCATCGAACCCGAGATGGACAGCACCGAAACCATAGCCAAGCGGCTGATCGCCCTTCGCAAGGAACTCGGCTTCAAGAGCCAGAAGGCCTTCGCCGACGAATTGAATATGGCGAAAAGCACCTACAATCCCTTCGAAACGGGCGAAAGAACGCTCACTTTTGAGGCTGCTTGCACGATCCGCCGTAAATTTGGCATCCCGGTCGACTGGCTTTTCTTCGGCGACCTTCCCCAGGTTAGGACCGACGTCCTCGTCAAAATCCGCATGGAACCAGAGCCAAAGGTTCGCGCCCGAGGAACGGCCACCAACAAATAAATTCGCAAGCCGCGAACTTTAGGCTTGACGAGTTCGCAGCACGCGAACTAAGGTGCCTCCATCAACGGAGCGCATCGCATGTCAGCCCACTGCATCCCCGATCCCGTCTGCCACTCCTATTTCGTCGTGATGATCGACTACGGCCGGCGCGGCCGAGAGGCGGTCGTCGACCCCGAGATGACCCGCCGCGGCGTGGTCGAGCGCATCCAGTCCCGCGAGTTCGACCGGATCGCCTTCATCCACCATGTTCACGATGACGTGGTCGAGGACGTCACCAACGAGCTGCTGAAGGAAGCCGGCTTCTACGTCGACGTGCGCGAGCTCGCGGAGGTTGGCGCATGACTACCTCAACCGGAATCCATTACGTCCGCCACATCGCAGCAAGCTGCGCTCCGGAAATCCCGGTCCTTAGTCTCAGCATTACCGGCAGCGGGCTCACCCCTCATTCCATTTCGCTTTTTGTCGAAGACGCCACGCTGGCGGCGCGCATCGCTATCGCCATCAACGATATCGTCCGCGATCGCGCATCCGAAAAGGAACAGGAGGCGCGCAATGCGTGAAGCGATCCGCGAGATCATCGGTGACCTCCCCCAGGCCATCATCACCGCCGCCGGCGTCATGGTTTTCCTTGGCTGCGTGCTCGGCATCATAATCATCATCGCCACGCCGATCCCGGACGTGATGCAATGAAGCTGTCCGACACCCAGCGGCAATGCATGATCGAGGCCACCATCGAGCCGCTGATGGCGTTCCGACGCGGGTTCGCCCGGTCGAAACAAGGTCCGTTCTACCAGCTTCAGACGGTGCGCGCGCTGCTCGATAGCGGGCATCTGCGCGCCTATCACCCCAACCGCGGCCGGATGGGCCTGCGGCTTTCGGCGAGGGCATCATGAGGATCGATAAGCCTGGCATCTATTGCGGCATCAGCGAGGCCGACTATCGCGCGGACCCCTGTCCGGTCCCGAGCCTCACGCAGTCGCTGTGCAAGATCGCGCTGGAGCGGTCGATGCGCAGCGTGCGGACGGCTTCACCGTCTCTCAATCCGAATTTCGAGCCCGACGACGATACCAAGTTTGATCTCGGCAACACCGCACACACGATGTTGCTCGGCCGCGGCAAGGATATCGTCGCGATCGATTTCCCGGATTGGAAGACGAAGGCCGCCAAGGAAGCCCGCGAGGCCGCGGCCGCCGAGGGCAAGATCGCGGTCCTCGCCGAGCAGCACGTCCGCGCCGCGGTGATGGCGGCCGAGGCTCGCGCGCAGCTTGACCGGCACGAAGACCGCGACGCCTTCACCGGCGGCAATGCAGAAGTCATGATCGCATGGCAGGAAGACGGCATCTGGTGCCGTGCGCTGATCGACTGGCTGCACGAGGATCTACGCACGGTCGACGACTTTAAGACGACGGGCATGTCCGTCGCGCCGCACGTCATCGGCTTTCGCGCGCTGAACGGAGGCTGGGATTTGCAGGCCGCGTTCATCTCGCGGGGCCTCGATGTTCTCGACCCCACCGGCGCCGGTCGCCGCAGGTTTCGCTTCATCGCCCAGGAGACCGATCCTCCGCACGATCTTGCCGTCATGCACATGACCAAGCCTTGGATGACGATGGGAGCAAAGAAGGTTTCGGCCGCGATGACGCTTTGGCGCGCGGCTACAAAAACCAGCCGCTGGGCTGGCTACGGCAATCGCCCGATGACCCCCGAGTATCCTGCGTACCAAGAGAAATCCTGGCTGGAACGGGAGTTGTCGGGCGAGTTCGAGAACAACAATCCCGATCTCATTTTTGCAGGCTAGATCATGAACTATCAGGCTCAACCCGCGACCCGCTCGGAAGAACCGTTGTTGCTCGGACTCATCGGCCCGCCTGGCGGTGGCAAGACCCTGTCGGCTCTCAAACTCGCAAAGGGCATCCAGTCCATGCGAGGCGGCGACATCATCGTGCTCGACACCGAGGGCGGTCGATCACGCAAATATAACGACCTGATCCCGTTCAAGATCGTCGAGATGCCGCCGAACTCGCGCTCCGATGCGTTCCTTGAAGCGATCATGGCTCAGCTTCCGTCCAAGCCGGCGGCTATCATCGTGGATTCAATGTCCGATGAGCACGACGCCTATCTCGCGTGGCACGATGAGATGGTGCCGAAGATGGGCGGCAACGAATGGGCAGCCTGGGCGAAGCCAGCAGCAGCGCGCAAGAAGCTGATCACCGGCATTCTCAAAATCAAGGTGCCGCTGATATTCACCTTCCGCGCACGCGAGAAGACGAAGCAGGACGGCAAGAAAGTCATCAATATCGGCTGGCAGCCAGTCGCGCCGCTCGAGATCGTCCACACCCTCGACCTCGCCTGCTTGCTTCCTCCGCGCGCCGACGGCGTGCCGGTCTGGAAGTCCGAAAAGATCGGCGAGGATTTTGTTCTGAAGCTTCCGAACTACCTGGCGCCTCACATCGAGGCCGGCAAGCCGCTCCGCGAGGAGATGGGCGCCGCGTTCGCGACGTGGGCGGCAGGTGGATCAGCGGCACCGGCGCCTAACCCCAGCCCCGCGGCCGCCGGTGCCGCTGACGAATTGACTGCGGCCGAGTGGGACCTCGAGCTCGCCGAAGCGGCCAAGCACGGCAACGTCGCCCTGGTCGAGGCATGGGGCAAGGTCCCGCGCGAGCACAAGGCGACGCTTAAAGCCGCTCTCGATCGTCGACACAAAGCAACCGCCGCAGAGGCTGACAAAGCGAAGGAAACCGCATGACCTGGCTCATCGTCGCGATCCTCGCCGTCATTTTGATCGGCGCCGCGCTCTGGTTCATCAACGGCGCGGACATTTGACCGCTTCGGTAGTGACGCTACGACAATGAGGATGCTCCTTTGAAATACCTTTCGGTTTGCAGTGGCATTGAAGCGGCGACGGTTGCCTGGCACCCGCTCGGATGGCAGCCATTTGCCTTTGCCGAGATCGAGAAGTTTCCCAGCGCCGTCCTGGCGCACCATTACCCGTCGATCCCGAACCTGGGCGACATGACCAAGTTCAAGGATTGGCCTGATGCAGATATCGATATTCTCGTTGGAGGCACCCCCTGCCAAAGTTTTTCGGTCGCAGGACTTCGCAAGGGAATGGCTGACCCGAGGGGGAACCTCGCCCTCACCTATCTTGCCATCGCTGATCGCTATCGCCCCGAATGGCTCCTTTGGGAGAACGTCCCCGGCGTCCTGTCGAGCTCTGGAGGACGGGACTTTGGAGCCTTTATCGGAGGGCTGGCAGAACTCGGGTATCATGCGTCCTGGCGAGTGCTTGACGCTCAGTACGTGCGAGTGGACGGCTTTGCCAGAGCAGTTCCCCAGCGACGAAGGCGTGTGTTCGTTGTCGGACATCTTGGAGACTGGCGACGTCCCGCAGCGGTACTATTTGAGCGCGAGAGCCTGCTCTGGGATTCTCCGCCGCGCCGGAAAGCGGGGGAAAGAGTTGCCCCAACAATTGCAAGCCGCCCTACAGGCGGTGGGGGCCTCGGCACAGACTTTGACTGCGATGGCGGATTGATCGCGAAGCCGCTCCTTGCGGGAGGCCATGCGAACAACCCACTTGATGAGAACTTAGTCGTCGGGGCCATGCAAGGCGGCGGAACGCCGAACGGTCACGGGACGTCCGGCATCAACCGCCAGCTCGTCAATGCAGGCTATGTTGTTCCCGTCGCATTCAACTGGCAGAACGGCGGTGGTTATGGAAACGCCAACGATGGCCTAGGCATCTCCGAAGACCATACCCCGCCAGTCTCTCGTAGTCAGGTAGCAGCGGTCGCCTTTGCCGTTCGCCAAGACTACGCTGTCCGGCGCCTAACGCCTGGCGAGTGCGAAAGCCTTCAAGGCTTCAAGCGCGGATACACCGCAATTCCCAGGGCCGCTGACGGCCCGCGCTACAAGGCGCTCGGCAATTCAATGGCCGTCAACGTGATGCGTTGGCTCGGCGGACGGATCGCCATGGCTTCCGCGCTCCCATCGCCTCAGTAACAGATTCCGAAAAAACGCAGGAGAAACCAATGCTTTACAACAAGGACTGGGAAAAGACGCACATCAAGGCCGATCCGTTCTCGCTGGAGAGCTTGATCGCTTGGGCTGAGAAACAGCCTGCCGACAAGGAATACGATTTCTGGTGCAACGAGTGCTATCTCGGGCAGTACTTCGAGGATCACGGTTTCCAAGTCACGATGATCGGCATTGGGACGGTAACCTTCAAGGGCCACCAAACCCGCCAACTCCCTCCTGGCTTCAACGATATCGCACAACGGACGCCGCACACTTTCGGCGCCGCCCTCGATCGCGCCCGTAAGGCACTCGCAGAGCGCTGAACCCCGGCACCGCCATCACCTCTCCGGAGCGCCTATGACTTCCGCCGCTTCAACTTCCGTTCGATGGCATCCCGAATCCAGCTCACCCGATCTTCGCCCTCCTGTCGATCGGCGTCGATGCGCTCCAGGGTTTCAGTTTTCAACGGTAGCAGAATCCGTTCGTCCCATTCTTTTTTGCGGCCCATGTCTCTTTTCGTATATATGCTATTGACGATGCCAGAACTATAGCGTATATACGTAATCACAGTCAAGACGGAGCAAGCAAATGCACATCTCGATCGCCACCAACACTTTCCACTTCTTCCCCACCTACGAACAGGCCGCGAAGCTCGCTGAGGCCAACCAGAAGTTCGATGACGAGGCGGAATACAAGGTCGAGGAAGGCAAGTTCGGCTTCTTCGTGGTGGTTTATGAGGACGGTGAGCGCATCGGCCCCCTCTAACAGGAGAAAGACAATGGCTACCACTGCTGAAATCGAAGCTTCCTTCGCCTCCATCCCCGTCGTTTCCGTTGCGGAGACCGTCCGCATTGTCGTTCGCGGCGAGATCTTCGAGGCCGAGGAACTGTTCAAGGGCGTGTTCGCAGGCACCCGCACCTTTTCCTACACCAACGCCGCCGGCAACGGCTGCATCATCCGCATCAAGGAGTAATCGCAATGCAGTGCGTTGATTGTGTCGATGGCACCGAATGCCACATGAACTGCGGCCCTGTAATGGATGTGGAATGCAAATTTTGCTGGGGAGCCCGCAAAATACATAGCTCCGGCCGGAACGGAGACCCTTGGGACAAGGGGGAGGATTGCCCTAAGTGTCACGGCAGCGGCGTCGTCCTTGTCAATTGCGAAACAGGCGACGAGATCGACGATGAGGAATAGTCGCAGGTTCGTTCTCTCGGTGCGCCTCCGAGTCTGCGTGCCGAGGAGCTACCTCGTCCGCTTCGCGCGATCGGCATCCGCGCTCCCTCTCCAGCAGGATCGCACCCCATGATCGCCACCTACCTTCCGTGGCTGCTGTCAGCAATCACAATTTGGATGACATTGCTAGCGGGCAACAAGCATCCGAACGCCTGGCTGATAGGGCTCGGCAATCAAGCGCTCTGGCTACTCTGGATATTCACGGTCGGCGCATGGGGTCTGCTGCCGATGAATGTTGCCCTGTGGATCGTCTACGGTCGCAACCACTGGAAATGGAACCGCGCATGACCTGCCCCAACCGCTTCTCCAGGATCTGCATCTGGTGCGCCTTCGTGGTCGCCGTGCTCGGCTATCCCGCCTTTCTTATCGGAGCATTCTCATGACCGAAGCCGTTCAGCCATCCTCCGCTGGGAGCGACAGAGCCCTCTTGGCAACCCTAGTCCACGACGCAATGCGGTTCGCTATCTGGGCTGCTGGTCAGGGGATCATGCCGGACGAGGGTGAACCCGCACGCGGGCCGGAGGATTTTCTTTACGAATATTCCTGCGCAATGGACGTTGACGATTGGGAAGGCTTGGCAGAGGTCGCGCGCGACGCCCTGATCGATCCTGCCCAAGCTGCCGGGATGCGTGAAGCACTGATCGCGGCTGGATGCACGACGTCGGACGGAACTTACGTGCACGTCGCCATGTATGACGTTCTCCGCGCCCTAGCCGCCCAGCCGCCGGCCGCTCCGGTCGAGGACGGCGTCAGTTACGAGGCAATAGATGCCGCCCTAGCGATGGGACGCCCCGGCATCGAGCGCATGGTTGACGCCATCGCCAAGGAGACTGGCGCCAAGGTGGCGCAATGCTCCTCTGCCGAAAGAGACAGAGAGGGCGAGCTGGATTTCAGCGTTCCGACCACCAACAGGATCATGGGCGCGGTTCGGCTACATACCCATGATCATACGATGGCCTACAACATCACGCGCGACATTCTCGCCGTACTTGGCAAACCGCAGCCAACTGCCGGAGGCGTTTGTTGCTACTGCGACGCGCCGCTGTGCTGCGCGGCATGTGGTCGCGAGCAGCCGGATGACAGCGCTGATCTACCGCAGGAAGCTCTGAAGCCAGTCGCGTGGCGCTATCAGCGCAAAGAGGGATGGGGCAATCTTTGGCGGCTTTCAGAGATTGATCCAACCCAACACGAAGGATTTTTCGAGACCCCGGATAGTTGGACCGTCCAGCCCCTATACGCGCTTCCGCGCCCGAAGCTCGGAGGTGGGTCATGACAGACAGGGAATTTTCACTCTGCCCTCAATGCAGCTATTCGGCGCCGCCGGACAAGATCCGCACTGAACGGAAGCACTTCGACGCGCATTCGCTGCGCTGCTCTCGCTGCCTTTATCAGACAGAGACTAAAGCCAGTTGGCTCGAAGCCGCGCGGTTCTGGAACAAAGCACGAGACCGCGCCACCACACTGGCATTGTCTTCGCACCAATCACGTACCCAGGGGGAATAGATGCAATACGAAATGCGCCGGCCAAATAGCGAGGCCGAAGCGATCGAGATCATTGATGGCGCCTTGCGCGTGATCTGGGGTCAGATCGAGGTTTACCGCGGCGACAAGAAGAAGGCATGGAACGGCGACTTCGTTACGCATTGCCGCATTGAAGCCAATCACGCGCTGGCGTGGCTGTCCGATCGATACCCCCAGCGCATTCCCCAGGAGACCGAGCAATGACCAGCATCAAAGACGCGCCTCTGCCTTGGACCATGGTTCAAAATAGTTGGCAGTACACAACCATTTACGACGCGACCGGAGAAGTTATCTGCCGCCTCGATTTGGAGGACTGGGGCGTCAACGAAGAGAACCAATACGATCTTGAACAGCGACAGGAAATGGTTGCTCAACTGATCCTGCATTCCGTCAACAAATCAGGCGGACTCGACGGCCTCCACGATGATGTCAAAGGACAGAGCAACCCATGAGCACCGATGCAACGCGCTGCAAGGTCTGTGGCGGCCAATTCTCTGCCAAGCGTGTCATTATTGACGGCATGGCCTACCATGAGCGCTGCGCCGTGATGTCGTATCCGTCGCATACGCACGAGGACTATTCGCGACTTTCCGACGATTTGTCTAAAGCTATGGCAGCTTTGGAACGGATTGCGACGCTCGACACCATCGTAAGCGACGGCGGCAAGATGCACCATCACGGTCCCATGGCCTCAATCGCCATTGAGGCCATCAAGGCTGTTGTGGGATCACCGGGGGAGCGGTCATGAGCTTTCCAGAGATCGTTTCTCTCGTGTCGCTCGTCATTCTGGCGCTCCAGATGTGGGTCCTCCGTTGGTTTATCAACACGAGCCTCACGACAATGCGCGCCTGCAACGAGACGACGACCATGGCTGTCGATCTCTCGCATCGTCTGTTAGACGCAGCCGACCTGCCTCCGGCAGACCAGACACCCACTGAAACTATGGAGAAAACCAATGGCAATATCTGACGTGCTCTACGAGTCCGCTGAGGAAATTCGCGAGTATATCCGCGAGCGCCCGGAGGCTTACGAGTTCGCGAAGGCGAGGATCAACAGGCTTCTCGGCAGCATGGATCGTCTCCGCGAAGAACTCGATAACCCACCGTTGCCCGATGGCAGTGAACCATCAACAAATGATCGCTGATGGGTTACGCGCTGTTGTAATTCGCGTAAGCCATTGATTTTTCGGCAATAGAACAGCTATTCACAAATCAAGTCAGTTAGGGAACACTACCTCTCGTGAGCACGCCAGAAGATATCACCGAGCGGACGGATCAGAAGGGCCTTTGGGTGACTGATGCCGAGCTGATCCGCCGCCTTGGCGTGCCGGAAAAGAAAGCACGAGAGGCAATTCGCATGGCAGAAGCGAGAGCGGGATTCCCGAAGAAGCAAAAACTTTGGGGGGATAGAAGATACTGGCCGGCTGTCAAAGCCTATTTCGACAACCTCTATGGCGCTAACGTCTCTCAGCGGAGGGACATCGCATGAAGCCGGCAAGGATTGAGGACGCGCCAGGCCATATCTGGCGCAAGCACGCGACCCAAGGCTGGGAGTGCCGCTGGCAGGCCCGTACCGATCTGATCGAGAAGGGCTTCACCCCCAAGAGCAAGCAGCTTTTCGTCGGCGAGGCGCCGAACTCTACCGAGATCGCTTACATCCAGGATACCTGCCGGCGCCTGCAAGATGAGATGCTGACGTTCGGTCGCGGCGGCCTGCCCGAGATCGGCAAGTTTGACGGTACGCTCCGTTCGTTGATCTCGTGCTATCAGACCGACCCTGACTCGCGTTACCACAAGCTACGCTATAAGGTCCGCCGCAGCACAGATGGCCTTTTGCGGCGCCTGTCGACCGACTACGGCAGTATGCCGCTAAGCGAGATCACCGGGCGCAAGGTGCTGGAATGGCATCGGGGCTGGACACACGGTGGCGTGAAAACTGCGATCGGGTCGGCCTTCGTCGGCCAGTTGCGCACACTGTTCACGTTCGGCCGATCCATCCTTGCCGTCGAGGATTGTGTGCGTCTCAAGATGGTCATGCACGATCTGCGTTTCGAAGGTACTGGCGCTCGCAAGGTCAGCCTGTCGGCTGATCAAGCGAACGCGATCCGCTACAAAGCCCGCCTGCACTTCGGCTGGGATTCCCTTGCCATGGTCCAGGCGTTCCAGTTCGAATGCACCATGCGCCAGAAGGATGTCATTGGCGAGTGGGTGCCGCTCAACGAGCCCGGCATCTCGGATGTGATCTATCGCGGCCGGAAGTGGCTTCGCGGTATCCGCTGGGAGGAGATCGACGACAACTTGATCCTGCGGCACGTCACCAGCAAGAAGCAGAAAGAGACCGAAGTGGACCTAAAATTAGCGCCTATGGTCCTTGAGGAACTTCAGGAATACTGCGGCGGCCAGCCGGTCGTGACGACCGATCCTGTGACCAAGAAGGTGATGGCGCGGCGCGATCTGTTGCCAGCGACGGGGCCGGTGATCCTCTGCGAGATTCACTGCTACCCGTGGTACGAGACCGAATTTCGCAGGAAGTGGCGCAAGGTCGCCAACGAGTGCGGCATCCCCAAGAACGTCTTCAATATGGACAGCCGCTCGGGGGCGATCTCAGAGGCCATCGCGGCCGGCGTGCCGCTGGAGTTCGTCCGCCACGCGGCGACGCACAGCGACATCGCTCAGACCCAGCAATACGACCGCATCCAGGCCAAGGCCACCCGGCGGGCAATGGAGGCTCGCGTCGAGAGCCGGAAGAAGCCGAGTACAGAGTAAGTACGATCTGACTGACAAATGACTGACTGACTGACTGGCCTAAAATTTTGATTAGAGATTTCTAAGACTTAACCACCTTGTTCCAATTTGCGCGGTGAGCGTCTCAGAAACAGAACTATTTGAAATCGTTGGGCCAAGTCAGTCAGTCTCCAAGCAAACAGCCGCATGGTGCGGTAGGAGCCCGACGAATGTCTGAGCACGAAACCGGCCCAGGAGTCCCAGCAATGAATGCCATCTTAATGACGCTAATGGTGCTCGCGTTTCTGATCTTCCTTGGCTTCTTAGCCGTCAAGGCCTGACAGTCCGATGTGAGGAATGAGGAAGTCCCCGAATGCCTGTGCACAGGCACCGGGCGCCGGTCGGACGGTGAAACGTTCTGATCCGACAGAGGCGGCGAGATTCAGCCTAGGCTGAAAGCAGCCGCCGCAGCGGGTGGAAGCCCCGCACACCGACGAGGAGAGTGAGTAACCCAATGAACGAAGGAGAGATCAAATGACTGAAGCTCAAATCAAATACATGGTGGATCGTTTTCTGAGCTGGAAGCTGCCTGAGAATTTCAATCCGGACGGCGGTGTCAGCTTCAAAAAGACATTCAACGACCATCTACCTACCCCGTCGAAGTACGAGCCCATCGGAACCAACCTACTCGGCGCGGCGCAGGCCGACGCCATGGTGCGTCACATGATCGAAGGCATGCCGGATTCCTAGCCGACTAGGAGAGTGAGGATGCCTCCTGAACATTATCGACAACTGCCAAAAGGCGTTCGGTGCAGGTGCCTCAGACTATGGCGCGAGGCTGACGGAACTTATTGGTGCTGCAACATAAGGGTTCGGGAAAATGAGCAACGAACAGATTTACTACGACCGTCTGAAGCGCATCGCCAAGGGGTCTCAAACGACGAGCCAGCTTCGTCGCAGTAGCGAACGGGTCTTCGGTTTAGAATACCTCGAAGCGCTGGAGATGGCCTACGAGAACCTGCAAGAGGCTGCTGCCAGCGCTATCCGCGGCAAGCGCAGGCCGAAGGAATAAAGGAGGACATAATGGACGAACTCGAACGAAATAGCATTCGAAACCAGGACTACCTCAAGCGAAAGTTGGTCATCACCCTGACAGGGGCAATAGCGGCTGCAATCGAATTCGACCTGCGGCCGGAGAATGCCTTCAAGGCGCTTGAGGAGGTTATGGAATCCGAGCGGCGCTTGGAAGAGTCGCGCCGGCGCTCAGAGCGTCTTTACGCTTAGGGGTACTCAGTGAGGCGGGGAG